TGGGATGATGCGAGAAAAGATCAAGGATACATTGATAGGGTTACAACGCTATATGAGAAAAAATACGGTACAGAGCCAGCGAAACTCTAAAGTAAAAGTTGGATACCAAGAAATAGATATTATTATCGAGAAGGCTTCCTTTTCAAAGCCTTCCGATTCCTATGGTGAATTTGACCATCGAAAGAATGTTATTTCCATACAAGAGGATTTATCGGATCGTGATTATGCTTGTACTTTACTGCACGAAGTTCTTCACGCCATAGTTTATTACTACAGTTTAACACAAACTGGACAACCATTGGATACAGAATCAAAAGAAGAAACTACGATTAATAGTATTGCAAATGGCTTAATGGCTGTTTTTAAAGACAACCCCAACATATTGAAAGAATTTCAACACAGAATACATAATGTGCGTTGAAATTTTCTGAAAAATCTGAAATAAACAGACTAAGCCCTTTTTTGTGGTTATTTGTGCCTATGTCGACTATGGATAACACGAAGCAATCAAGAGAGATAAGTGAAATTTTAATTAACCTTTGAATAGGAGCATATAATGGCAAGTACGATAACCAATGCCTTTATAACTCAGTTTGAAGCTGAAGTTCACATGGCGTATCAACGCATGGGAGCAAAGCTCAAGAGTTTGGTAAGGACTGTTAACGGTGTTAGTGGTTCTTCTGTCAAATTCCAAAAGCTCGCAAAAGGAACAGCTACAACTAAAGCTAGACACGCTGAAGTTGTTGCTATGAATAGCGCACACTCCAATGTTTCAGCTACGCTTGCTGATTACTATGCAGCAGATTATGTTGACAAATTAGATGAGCTTAAAACAAATATTGACGAAAGAGGGGTTCTTGCACGAAACGCAGCTTATGCGTTAGGAAGAAAAACCGATGATGTCATTGTTGCTGTTTTAAAAGCAGCTACATCTATTGCTAACAATATCAATTCTTCAGCGACTAATATGACGTTGATAAAGGCACAAAACATGCTTACTGTTTTTGGGAACAATGATGTTCCTGATGACAACCAAAGGTACTGGGCTGTTGGCCCCGAACAGTGGGGGGATTTGTTGGGTGTCCAACAATTCGCTTCGCAAGATTATGTCGGGCCTGCAGAACTTCCATTCTTAAGTGGTGAACAAACTGCGAAACGATGGATGGGATTCTTGTTATTTTCTCATTCAGGTCTTACCGTTGCTACTGATAGACAAACATTGGCTTTTCATAAGTCAGCGTGTGGTCTAGGTATCGGTGCAGACGTGAGAACAGAAATTAACTATATCCCTGAAAAGGTTTCTCACTTGATTACTTCAATGTTAAGTTTGGGTGCAGTTTTAATTGATGGCGATGGAGCTAGAGTACAGCTCTGTGCAGAATAGGAAAGGAGATATATTATGGCTTATGCAACTAGTAATCCAATAAAGAAAATCTCTCAAATGGGGGATTCAAACTCTCTGTGGTACTATACTGACGGTGATGCCATCGGAACGATAGATGATGCTGATTATTTTTTAACCGATTATTTATTGTTAACTGCTGGTGACGTTATTATTGTAAATAGTGGTGGCTCAAATGGAGTTGTAGATATTCTTATAGTATCTGCTTCTTCAAGCTCAACTGTAACAACAGTAATATTGGCTTAGTATCGAGAGCAAATACATATATGGCGGATTTATTCCCCCATATTAAAAGGATAATATGGCAGTAACAAAAGTAGATGTGGCAGCAAGAGCTTTAGTAATGATCGGAGCATCTCCGATTTCATCCTTTACAGATGACAGCACGGAAGGTCTGGTTACAAATAACATTTATGAAGAAATAGTAGAAGCTACCCTAACACGACACAGATGGCGATTTGCCTCTGGTCAAAAACAACTATCCCTTTTAACAGCAACTCCCGTTGGCAGATGGGAATATGCCTATCAAATGCCAACCGATCCCTTAGTATTACAAATTATTACAGTAAGCTGTAATGATTCCATTCTTCCTTATGCTCGTTATGAGGATAAGATTTATGTAGACGGTTATGGTTCTGCAAGCACTGTTATTATGGATTATATTTTTAGGCAAGACGAAAGTAAGTTTCCTCCCTATTTTCGTCTTGCTTTAGAATATAAATTAGCAAGTATTTATGCTGGAGCTGTTGCTAGAGATGCTGGTATGATAAAGCAATTTGATGAACTGGCAGAAAGACAATTACTGATTGCTAGAAACACAGATTCTCAAGAAACAACTTCCAAGCAACTTGCTACAAATCGTTTTGCTGAAGAAAGACGATCAACCCGTGCAAGTGGCTTTGGATTGAATGGCTAGAAATATTAGAACAGTATTAACCAACTTTTCGGCTGGTGAATTAAATCCCCTTTTAACTGCTCGAACAGATGCGAAAGCATATTTTGATGGAGCGAAACAATGCAGAAACTGGTATCTTCTTGATGAAGGTGGCGTTATGCGTAGACCTGGCACAACTTACACAGCAACTTTTGGTACTCGTGAAACACGAATCGTACCATTTATTTTTTCCAATGATGAAGTAGCGATCTTCGCCTTGTCGAATAACAGACTAGATGTTTATAATTCTTCAGGCACAGCTATTCAGGCTAATATTACATCTAACTGTAACTGGACTACTGCACAGCTATTTGATCTTAATTTTTCTCAATTTGGCGATACAGTAATCGTATGCCATAGGGATAATGCAATTCGAAAAATCATTAGAGCAAGTGCATCGAGCTTTTCGGTATCAGCTCTTTCTTTCTCAACTCATTCATCTGGATATCCACGCTATCAGCCATACTATAAATATGAAGATGACAGTGTTACCTTGACACCAGCAGCCACTACTGGTTCTGGAGTTAATGTTACTGCCTCATCTGCCATATTCGATTCTGATGCCAACTGGGTTGGTAAAACTTTACGCATAGGTGGTAAGGAAATTGATATTACAGCTAGAACAAATACCACTGTAGTAGTTGTAACGGTAAGAGAAACATTGGCTAGCACAAGTGCCAATGCTGATTGGGATGAAACTCTTTATTCCGTTCATCGAGGATTTCCTCAAGCAGTATCTTTTCACGATAATAGATTGTGGTTTGGTGGTAATCCCTCCAAACCTTCTTCAGTCATTGCCAGTCAGATAGGGGAATATTTTAATTTTGATATAGGAACTGGCTTGGCAAGTGAAGCGATTGATGTAGCGATTGCTGGTGATCGAGTGAATGAAGTGCGACATTTTGTATCATCTAGAAACTTACAAATATTTACTGATGGTGGAGAATATTATGCTCCAACATCTTCTGATATTGCAGCTATTACACCTTCGAATATTTCATTTAGACGACAAACTCCTTTTGGATGTAGTCGTGCCAATCCCGTTGTATTTGACGGAGCAACTGTGTTCTCTCAAAAGAATGGAAAATCCATTCGTGAATTTTTATTTTCTGATGCAGAAGCAGCATATACTTCTAATTCTGTATCGGTCTTATCAGCTCAACTTATTGATACGCCAAAGCAAAGTGCTATGATTTCAGGAAGTTCTACAAGACCTGAACAGTTTGCTTTCTTTGTCAATAGTGGAAGTGCGCACAATGGAAAGATTGCAGTCTTTCATAGTATTAGAGATGAAAAGATTGCTGGATGGTCAATGTATGAAACAAGAAGTGGAGACTTCTTTCATTCCTTGACTGCTGCCAATGAAAATTTATTTGTTGTTGGAAAACGACAAGTTAATGGTACAACCACTTATACTTTGGAAAAATTTGCAGATGATGATTCTACGACTTTGGATTGCCAAACAACTACAACAGTTTATCAAAAAGGAACACCATTAGTTTATGGTGGTTCTCAGTCAGGAGCAACATTGAATGTTGACGGATTCACGACAATTCCAGCAGTATTGGAAACATTTACGATTGCTGGAAACGCAACAGAATATACAATTAACGCAGTGACAACCACTTCGACTGGACATACTTTATCATTGGATCAAAGTTTGGCTGCAACTCCAGCAGACAATGCAGTGATTACTATGGTTAATGGATTTATGCATACGATCAACAGCATCTATGGAGAAATAGCTGTTAATGTCGTATCAGGAAATTCATCATTAGGATCATATACAATAGATGCGAATGACAGAATTACTCTTAATTCCAATGCAGTCGCTCCACAGCCAACTGGAGTAAAGGTTGGATTTAACTATACTCCGATACTGGAAACAATGCCGATAGATAGAGAATTAGAAACTGGCCCACTTACTGGACACCCAAGAAGAATCACAAGAGCTATTCTTGATGTCCATAGTGCGTTGGATATCAATGTTAAAGCTGCTAATGCCAGTGCATATGAATTACTCATTACTCCGTTAAACTTCACGATTGGTAGTGATTTAACGCCAGTAACGGGAAAGAAAGAATTTAACTTTTTAGGATACAGTAAAAATCCAACTGTTACAGTATCCCAAAATGATCCGTTGCCTTTACGAGTATTGGCAATGGCTCTGGAAATGCAGTTTGCGTAGGTAGATATGGGTGTTATTAATCCGGGTACAATGATGTTGGCGAGTGCTGCTGTTTCAGCAGTAGGAACTCTCCACAATATGAAGGCTCAAAAAGCCGCTCTTTCACGAGAGAATGTTCGCTATGAACGAGAAAGAAAAATTGCAGCTTTGGATGCTATTGAACAAGAAAATATTCGAAAGGATATGTTAAATGAAACTTTAGCTAATAATATGGCTTTTCAATCGGCTGCTGGTTATTATGATGATAGTAGAAGTTTTCTTAATATTAGTAAACAAGCTGAAAAAAAATCTGAAAAAGATATTTCTAATATTAGATTACAAGGACAATTAATTGATCAAAAATATAGAGATCAAATGTTTGAAAATTACGCTTCCTATAAGTCAAATGAATTTGGTGGTTATGTATCTGTTATTTCTGGATTAGCAACTGGGTATGGAAATTATGATTGGTATAAAACACCAAAAAAAATAAAAAGTGGAGATGTTAGAATACACGGAGGTAGAGAATAGTGGTACTTAAAGCTGGTGAAAGAAAAGTTTATACGACACCTTCTTCTTTGGCAAGTCGAATGGGGGTTGTTCGAGGACAAACTGGTGATGGATTTCAAATCGCTAGTGAGGCTCTTGGCAAAACTATTGATGTATTCGCACTTCGACAAGCAAAGATTGAAGAAGAAAAATGGAAAGCTGATTTTTCTATTAAAGGATTAGACACTATTACAAAATATGCTTTTGATAATAAATTAAACTTATCTGGATTTACCAATGCTGCTGATGGTTATATTGTTCAATCTGTAGAATCAGCTCCAAAAAGATTTCAAGGCTGGGCTAAACAATATCTTGGTCTTATGGCTTCACGAGAGGCAAATGTTATTTCAAATGCTGTTCTTAAAAAAACTCAAGTTGAGGCAGTTAATAAACTTGCAGAAAGAGAAAAAAGAATGATTGAAGGATTCAGAGAAGATATCTGGAAACAAAGCCCAACGCAAGGAGCTGCTGGTGGATCACTTCCTTTTTCTTTTACTCAATGGATGGAAGATGTAATGTTTCCTTCTTTAGCTGACTATTCAGTTTCTTGGGAAAATTTAAAAAGCACTCTTGATGCTGGAATGGTTGATTCAGGACATATGGCTGGAACAGTAGAAGAATTAAAATATAATATCAGTAATCTAGTAGATAGAGCTAGGCTTATTAGGGATCAAAAAACTTTAATTGATATTGCTGATGCATCTGCCAAACAAGGTAAAGGTTTAGGATATGATAGTCCAAATGATGAATATGATGTTATTAGTATGATGGATCAGGCAATGGCTTCCAATGAAAATGGTATTAGAATGTACGAAGAAGGAGTTTCTAGGGGAGATATAGATTCAGGAATGTTTACGGATATCAGACCTGAAGATAGAAAAGAAAATGCTAGATTGGCACGGGCTTTTAATGAAGAATATGGAACAGAAAAGAAATCAAAAGAAGCAAGTACATCTAATAAAATGAAAGCTCAATTTAAAATTATAGGAGATACTTTGTTAAATGGTCAAAGAAATTCAATATTAGATGTATCTAATCCTTCTCCTGAAATTATAGTAGATGGAATAAAAATATCAACCTATGAAGATCGCATACCACCGGGTATGGAAATTAGTGTTGAGCAACATGACCAATTTATGAGAGCAGATAAACTGGCTCGTGAAGTTCATAAAATTGGAAGTACAATTTTAAAAGGAAAAGAGGTATATAAGGAGGGAAAAGAATATGGGGTTGCTTTAGGAGAAATACAAAAAGCTATTAATTTTATTGGATTTGAACATCCTTATCATACTGCTGAAAGTTTATTAAAGCGATTTCTTTTTCAAGAGGCAACAAGAGCCAATACTCCTGATGGAAATCCCATATATTTAGAAGATGCAGAATTTCAATTAGAACCTATGGATCAGCCTGATCTTTTAGATGAAAAATTAAGACAAATGGGAGCTGGTCAAACTGGCGTAGCTGGTTATAAAATGAATCCTTCCATAGAAGCGGCAAAAATGCTGGCCTGGGAACACGGTTTTATTACTGATGGATTCAATGATTGGTTAAATTCCGCTCAGCATCTTACTTCGAAAGATCCTGAAGATATTAATAAAATTGCTGCAAGAGCTGAAGCATACGCATATATTTATGATGGCGCTTATGGACAAACATCTTCAGCATCAAGGGAAGTTAATGTTGATTTACACGAGGCTCTTTTGAATTTTCATCGTGCTAGAACAGAAGGACAACTTCTTAATCTTGAAGTAAATGCAGAAAATTTTGTTGCCCGTCTTAATCCTGATCATACAGACCTTGAAAAAAGAATTGATGCAGTTAATGAACTTTGGCTTCAGTATGATACAAAAGGAAAAAAATATACAGTTGATCGTTCTAGTCCTGACTGGGTTAAATCACAACTTAAAAACTTCATTAATGCAAACGCAGACATAAAAAAGAAAATACACGCTAAATGGCTTGGGATATTTGAATTTCGTTATCGTGTTCCATCAATCCTTGCTCAGAAACAATCTCAATGGAATGAAGAAAATTTTGATGAATTTATCCAATCCGTTCTTGATTCAGGAGTTGAGGAAGATTTAAAAATTATGGTTGCTAAATCTGCAACAAGTTTAGCGCAATTAAAAACATCGAATATTCACGAAGTAAATAGAGTATCAGGTTTTGGAAACGAAGGAGCGCATGTCAAGGGAACAGAATTTGATTTTCTTGTTTGGAAACAATTTATGAATTTAGTTAATAAATTAGGAGAGTATGGATACTAATGGCTGGTAATATTTATAAATATAATATTTGGAATACCTACCAAGAAAGAGGAATGTCTAATGATGACATAGCATCTTCATTAGTGGGTGAAGCACAAAGAAGATTTTATAATATGTCAGCTAATGACAAACAAGCTCTTGGTATTAGCGATGATATGTTTAGCAATTCAAGATTATATGATAAACTTGAAGATGGACAATTAAGAGCAATTTATGATGACAGCTCACAACCGGGAATACCTTCTTATCAAATAGAATTAGATTTAGATGGTGACGGAATATATTCTAATATCCCTGATGTTTTAACTGCTGGAGCTAGTCTGTTTGTTCCTGAACGAACTGTTGATCGTTGGAAAGGACAAAGCGAAATGAATGTAAAAAACATTTTGCAAAACAAGGTAAGTAACACAATGATTGAAAAAATGAAGATGTATAAGGGAACTATATACGGGCAAAGACCAGAAGATGTAGACACAAGCAATATTCAGTTAAATGCTTTTGAAATGAAAATGGCTCAATGGTGGGGAGAATTTACAGTTAATGTAGCTGATTTTGGGAAAAGTGGATTACAAGCATTTGAAGATGCTATTGGCGTTGAATTAGTAGACCAACAAACAATAGATCAATTAACCCAACAACAACAATTAGAACAATATCATTTGGAACAAGCTATACGAGAACAAGGAATCACTGATACCGCAATGTACAAAGGAGACATTATGACAATAGGCGAAGGTGAAGATCAACGAGTAATTAAAAGTGATAACATACTTTATGATTATATTTCAAAACACGAAGGAGTAGAAACCAAGGCTTATCCTGATACAAAAGGCATTATGACTATTGGAATTGGATATCGCATAGATGAACACGCTGATAAGTTTAAAAAGCGTGGTTATGATGTAGAAAAATTAATTAGTGGAGAACAATCCCTAACAATCAAAGACATTGTTGAAATGTTCATTGATGAATTTCTTCCTGAATATATGGGATTGGGAGAAAGAAATGGGCCATTTAATTTATATGGTGATGTTGTTGATTTTAGAAAACAAGAAAACAGCTATCTTTTAATGGCTTTAACAGATTACAATCATTGGGCTGGTTCAGATGTTAATAAAGAAAAAACTAGGAGTGGCTTTATCGGGCCAACTACAAGTTTTTATAAACACCTTCGAGCATACCTGAAAGGTGATAAATCAAAACAAGGAGTTTGGGGTGATCCAAATCCTGATACGGTTTTAGGTCAACTTACAAGAGATTATCTCTATTACAGAGATAAAAGAAAAGATGCCGGTGGAGCTAGAAGAATAAGTGATAATGCTGAATTAATACAAATGTGGTTTGAAGGACGACATGCTCGATTACCTCTAATGGATGCATTTCAAATACCATAATGGCTAATTATTTACCTCAGGTTGGAAGGAATTTTGATCTATCCAGTGATATGGAATTAGCATCAGAATCAAGAAATAATATTCCTTTTAAAGATGTGGTTCATAGCTTTGCAAATAATGCAAAAGTACTACCTATTGGTTGGGCTAAAGATAATTATACAGCTTTATTAGTTTCAAAAGCAATTTCTGATAAATCAACATTTGATGTTGAGCCTAATTATAATCCCTTTTCTGATACACAGCTATTGCCTTATTTAGATTATATGGATGTTTTTATAACCTCTCAAAGCAGAGCGGAAACATCAGATAGATTAAAAAACTTAATTCACGAACATAAGGAAAATTATAATAATCCTTTATATTGGGTAGGAAGAATACTAGGTGGATTAACTGATCCTGTTTCTTTAGCTCTTTTTAGTCCTATGGGAAAATTTATTTTAAGTGGAAGAAAATTATCTCAGTCAGCAAAATTAGGAAGTTTGATTACAGCAGAGGAATTGGGAAAACAAGCTATTGATCCTTTAAGAACCACAAAAGAAGGAATGATCATCAGTGGGGTAAGTTTTGTTTTGCCCGTTATTTTTCCTAGTGCAGTTAAAAATCCACAAATGACTAAGGCATTTAAAAAATTTGATAAGGAAGCAGACTTTTTAGATGAAGTAGATGATATTAAAGCTAATGGATTTTATGGCAATAGTGTAGGAGCTGCTCAAATACGAAAAACATTTTCTGAAAAACAATGGATTAAACTTAATGAAATTGCTGCAACTGGAGTTGGATGGGAAAAGCTTCCTCTTAATCCTATTCTTCGAATATTAAATTCTAAAGACCTTGAAGCACAAGATATTATAGAAAAGTTATTAGATATATCTATGTTACAAAATAAAAATTGGTTAAATATGCCAACAGCCCCCGGTGGTTCTATTGAAAGCAATCTTATTAGAGAACGAACAAATGTCTTTATGTCTGAAACTGGAATGGAAGATTTTTACAAAGAGTACTTAAAAAGACACGGCGAAAAACTTCCTTTGTTTGGCTTAAGGGTTGGTATGGATGTTTATAAAGGAACGAATCAAGTCGTAGATTTAAAAACATTCAAGCATTACATTTGGAAATCATTGATTGGGATTGAAGATGATACAACTGCCATACCAGAAATCATTAAAGCAAAAGAATTAATGAGAAAAAAAGTATTTAATAGATATGGTAATCAATATGCAGAATTAGGAATTACTGAATCTCATTCTGAATATCTTTTAGGCGTTTATAAAGCTATTGTTAAAAGGGGATATAGACGAGCTACACAAGCTGAAATGAATCCTAAAGGAAAGGGAATAGAAGATTTAGATGATGATTATTTTACTGGTAATCCTTTTCGCACTTTAACAAAAAAAGAAAGAATATGGTACGAAAATAGTATAGCAAAATTAGAAGAAAGAATTGAGTATCTTAAAAAGCATGGCCCACTTGCTAAAAATTACGCTCCAAGAATTTGGCAAAGAGAACAAATTAATGCTCGTTGGGAATATTTTAAAACAAATATTACTATAAGAATTAAAAACAGTCCAAAAAATAAACATTTATCACCAGATGAAATAGATAATATTGTAGAATCTATGAAGTCTGCACAACCTTATATTCGATTTGATGAAATGTTTAACGAAAGTCCAGCGCAAATGTCTATCTCTAGAAACTTTAGATCGAGAGAAATTCATTTAGAACCTCAAGATGAACTATGGTTAGCTAATGAAGGATTTATTGAAACTGATGTTTTTGTTCTTCAAAGATTATATTTCAATGCAGTAGCTCCCGATATTTTAATTACAAAAGTTTTTGGTGATCCAATGGCATCAGGATTTAAGTGGACAAATTATGGAGCTGATATTGGTTCTGTTGGTGGGCCGGGTCTTTTAAATATATGGGGAAAATTTGAAAAAAGATTAAAATCTATTTATGATCCATCAAATCCCAAGAGTGATTGGAAAAAACTTTCAAAGTCTAAAAAAGAAAAATATAACAAAATAGAAGAAGAACGCAGAGTAATGATGCGTGATTTAGAAGGAGCAAGAGATTTAATTAGAGGCTCCTACGGATTACCTGATGATCCTCAAAGAGCATTTAGTCAGGGCGTAAGAATATTTAAGCAATATAATGCTATGACTATGCTTACTGGAACTTTAGCTGCAACTGCTGATGTTGCAAGAAACTTATCTACTTCTGGTATTTTAAGGGGGTTCAGAACATCTTATGATTTATTTTCTAATGCTCTAGGAACAGAAGTAGCTAAACTTTCTTTACGACAAGCCTACTTGTCAGGAGAGGCATTAGACTTGGTATTAGGTTCAAGAGCTATGTCAATGTATGATTTGGAAAATTCTTTCGGTGTTTTCAGTAAACTGGAAAAGGGAACAAGCAAGTTAAGCAATATTTATTTTACCTATATCAATCAAATGAATGGCTGGAATACTTTAATGAAAGGTTGGTCGAGTGCTGTTAATGGAACACGAATTATTGAAGAATCAAGAAATTTAGTTTTAGGAAAAATAAGTAAAGTCAATAAAGCAAAACTTCTTAATTCTGGTATTGATGAAGAATCGGCTTATGTTATTTGGCAACAATACCAAAAACACGGTTTAGGAAAATGGGCTAATAAAGCCGATTGGAAAGAAATTAAAATTGCTAGAACGGAAATGTGGGATAAGGAGGCTCAAAAAGCAGCAGATACATTTCATAATGCATTAGGTAAAGATATTCGTACAACGATTGTAACTCCCGACAAAGGAGAAGTTCCTTTATGGTTTAACACAGAAATGGGTGGTGTAATTGTTCAATTTAAAAAATTTGCTATGTCAGCAACAAATAAAATGATGATGAGAGGATTACAAGAAAGAGATATGAATTTCTTGGGTGGTGTTTTATTATTAATGATCGCTGGTTCTGTTGTTGATGCAACTCGAACAAGAGCTTTTGATCGCAGTTATTCTAAAAAACCATTAGGTGATAAGCTAACAAGCGCCTTTGAAAGAAGTGGTTTGGGTGGAATCTTATCAGATATTAATAATGTAATAGAAAGGGTGTCTAATAATAAAGTTGGATTAAGACCAATGATGGGAGCTGGCAGACCTTATAGTAGTTATTCCTTAAAAAATGCTATGTCAGGATTTGGAACACTTGGGCCAACTTCATCCCAAATTGGAACTATAACAGATATGATGCTTGATTGGGGAAAAGGAACTCATAACCATTATACAGCTAGGAATGTGCGTAGACTAATACCTTTTCAGAATATATGGTACTTAGACGGGTTGTTTGACCAAGTAGAAAAAGGATTAAGATTTTAAATGGCAAGTATTACGATATCAGATACCAGTCCTAGAGTACAGTACACTGCCTCTAGTGGACAAACTGCGTTTTCAGTTGGCTTTGAGTTCTTCAATGCAACTGATCTAAAGGTCATTCATACCAATTCTAGTGGCACGGATGCCACTCTAACCTACGCCACATCACCATCTAGTGCAGCGCAATACTCAGTTGCCGGAGCTGGAGTTACGGGTGGTGGCTCC